AATCTTAAAGAATCAATTGAAGTCGAAGAAGAAACACTTGAAGAAGGCAAATTTGATAAACTACAAAAGAAACTTGGTCGCATAAACCCTGAAACTTTAGGTGATGTTATGGACGGAAAGATTAAATTAAATCCTGTAGAAAAGAAAGAGTTTGATGAATTCATGAAGGGCGTTCGGAAGATGTTCGCATCTAAATAATATAAACATTTAACCAAATAAAAAATTATGGCAAAGAAAAAAACAGCAACTAAAAAAGCAGCAGAATCTCTTTATGATCTCAAAGAAGAAATCGTAGAGGAAGTAAAAGCACCTGTACAACCAGCATCGTTTAAGTCTTTAAAGGCAGCTAAAGCATATGCTAAAGCAAACGGCGGTAAAGTTGTAGAAAAGGGCAAGTTCTACGTTCGTTAAAATATGAAATTATTCAGTGAATTAGATAATGACAATTTTGAATTATATGCAGCAAAACATTACCGTAACTTCTCTTGTATTTCTACAGAAGAGTTCTACGAGGATGTAGCTCGATTCAAATATGTGTTGCGCCTTTTGCGTAGATATCGCCAGAGCGGTCTCATACAAGAAAGGTTAATATTAAATCACATCATTGTAATATATAATGTGTTTGAAATATTCGCAGCAAATAAGATGATGTTCTTTAAAATAGATGAAGACCTATGGCCTTCACTTAAATCATTCTTAATATATCTAAACTATTTACCTGAAAAAAATAAATACCACGGCGTAACAGTCGACTTACACATAGCTAAAAAACTACAGACATTATAATGGGATTACTTAAAGCAGGAGATTTCTTTTACACATTACGTTTTCTACGTTTGTTAACCACTCCATGGAATAAGACAAATGCGTATAAAGAAGGGATCATAGATGATAAAGGTAAAGTATTAAAGAAACCAGAAACTTCAAAAGAGAAAGGTGTATACAATACATTTCATCGGTTAGTATATAATTTAAAACGGCTTCTCAATAAAATTCCATTTGGTAAATCTACAATTGCATCTTATGCAGCTGCACTCTTTCTTATTAAAGAAGAATCAAATATGTCTGATGTTGCAATAAGAAAGGTTATGCTTGAAGTAACTGGTGTTGATATTAAAAAGACAGACCTAACAGAATACACAGAAAATGGGTGGTACCTTACAGATGAAGGTAATATACAAGAGTCAACGTATACACTCACGAATGATATTGCTCTTCCTTCTACAGGCGACATACTTGCTCTTAAAAATAGTAAAATAGTGGTTAAAGAACACGCACCTATTGATACTCTATTTGGCATTTCAATATTTGAAGGTATTCACAATAAAACACAACAAAAAATTTACATAACACAAGGAGATATTATTCGATGATTAAAGACGACGTAACTACCGGTGCAGTAGCCATTGTTGATCGACCATTGGGCGTTCAAGGTAAAGGCAAAACAAAGTATAAAGACTTTACTGTGCCGAGTGATATATTCAGAAGGTTCGATACTGGAAGGAATAAGTTCGAGCGTTGGTCAAAATATCTCAATCTCGAAGACGAGAATCAACAAGCAATATACTCATACGCAAAGAAAAATCGGAAATCAGTTATTATTTTAAGGGATGAAACGACTGGTGCAATGAGGTGCATTAGACGTAAGGCAAGTAACGAAAGTAAGTAAATTATTTTAAGTTATTTTAATTTTATTTACTTTTTACTGCCTTTAGTATAATATATACCCTATACATGATATTCGAAGAACAAATCTCCCGCAAACCTGATCACTATCCATGGACCGAAGGGTTCATTCAAGCTATGCATAATGGCTTTTGGACCGACAAAGAATTCAATTTCCAGTCTGACATACAGGACTTTAAAGTTAACTTGACAGATGGGGAGCGAGATATGGTAACTCGTTCTTTATCTGCTATCGCACAGATCGAAGTCGCGGTGAAAACTTTTTGGGCTAATGTAGGCCAGAACTTACCGCATCCATCGATCACCGATCTTGGCTATGTTATGGCTAACGTTGAGGTTATTCACAATAATGCATACGAGCGTCTACTCGATTTGCTAGATATGAATGACATCTTCGAAGAGAACCTCAAGCTTGACATCATTCAGAACCGTGTAAAGTATCTTCGTAAATACCTACACAAATATTATAAAGACTCAAAGAAACAATACGTATACTCGCTCATTCTTTTTACACTTTACGTGGAGAATGTTTCTTTATTTAGTCAGTTCTATACGATCAATTACTTTAATCGTTATCGTAACTTATTGAAAGACACTGCTCAGCAAGTTGCTTATACTTCAAAAGAAGAGTTGATTCACTCGATGGTTGGCATTAAATTAGTCAAGACTATTCGTGAAGAACACCCAGAATTGTTTGATGAAGAGTTCGTAGAACGCATTCGTCATGAATGTGTAGAGGCATATAACGCTGAATCGAAGATCATTGAATGGTCAGTAAACGGTTATAAGTCTGAGCATCTTTCAACACCGATCCTTCAAAACTTTATTAAAAACCGCTTAAACGAATCACTTACAAATATTGGAATCGAGCCAGTATTTGCAGACGTTGATCAAGACATGTTAGAAAAAGCACAGTGGTTTGAAGAAGATGTGTTAGGCAATACTGCTACTGACTTTTTCTACAAACGCCCAACAGAATACTCGAAGAAAGACAAATCATACGACGAAGACGACTTATTTTAAAAGTATAGATATATTATGGAAGATTATTATTGGTTGAATAAAGACTCGCGTCTGTTTCTTGAGCGAGGATACTTAATGGAGGGTCAAACACCCGAAAAACGCATAAGGCAGATTGCGTTAAAAGCACAGAGGACTTTAGGCGAAGATGGTTTCGCTGATAAATTCGAAGACTATATGAAGAAGGGATGGTATTCCCTTGCCTCTCCCATATGGGCAAACTACGGTCTTAAACGTGGTCTACCTATCTCTTGTTTTGGATCTTATATCGATGATACAATGGAATCGATTTTGGGTAAACAAGCTGAAGTTGGTATGATGACTAAAATGGGCGGAGGAACATCAGCATACTTTGGATCATTGCGAGGTCGTGGATCTGAAATTTCTGCTGGTGGTAAATCAAATGGTCCAGTACATTTCATGGAATTGTTCGAGACTCTTACAAATGTTGTTTCGCAATCGAATGTTCGTCGTGGTTCATTTGCTGGTTATATGCCGATCGATCATCCAGATATTCTCGAGTTTTTGCAGATCAGAGACGATGGACACCCGATTCAAAGCATGTCATTCGGCGTTACGGTGCCTGATAGCTTTATGAAGGAAATGCTTGACGGCGATAAAGAAAAGCGCAAGATTTGGGGTAAGGTAATTCAGAAACGTTACGAGAGTGGTTATCCTTACATTATGTTTAGTGATACCGTAAATAAAAGAAAACCAAAAGAAAGCGGTAAAATTTACGCATCTAATCTATGTTCTGAAATTTGCTTATCAACAAACAATGAAGAATCTTTTGTATGCTGCTTATCATCAATGAATCTACTTCATTATGACGAGTGGAAAGAAACAGATGCAGTACAAGTAATGACTAAGTTCCTCGATACAGTGATTGAAGAATTTATTGAGAAGACTGATGGTCTACCCTTTATGGAAGCACCTCGTAAATTTTCTATGACACAACGTGCGATTGGTATTGGTGTACTTGGTTGGCATTCATATCTCCAAAGTAAAGATATCGCATTCGAAGATTTGCAAGCGAAGGGTTTGACTAACGATATATTTAAACATATTGAAAGCGAAAGTATGTTAGCATCTGCAGAGCTTGCAAAAACATTTGGTGAACCAGAAAAACTAAAAGGTTCTGGTCGCAGGAATATGACAACTCAAGCAGTTGCACCTACAACATCAAGTTCATTCATTCTTGGCCAAGTTTCCCCAAGTGTTGAGCCTTTAAATAGCAATTACTTCGTAAAAGATTTAGCGAAAGGTAAGTTTACCTATAAGAATCCACATTTAAAAGAAGTACTTAAGAAATATGGTAATGACACAACAGACGTATGGAAGTCGATCCTTGTCACAGGTGGAAGTGTTCAACATTTGATGTTCTTATCAGATCATGAAAAAGATGTGTTTAAAACGTTTGGTGAGATATCACAAAAAGAAATCATTTTACAAACAGGAATACGACAGAAGTATATTGATCAATCACAAAGTATTAACTTAATGATTCATCCTAAAACACCACCAAGAGATGTAAATCAACTTTTGATTTATGCATGGGAACAAGGTGTAAAGACACTATATTATCATCGCGGAACAAATCCTTCACAGGAGCTATCTCGCAATTTACTCACTTGCACCTCTTGCGAAGGCTAATAATGATAAAAGAAACACAATATTGTTGCCATTGTAAATCACAATATATTGTTCAATATAGAGAACAGGATGTTGATGAAGATTTAGTTCCGTTCTATTGCCCATTTTGTGGAGTAGAAAATTATGGAGAAGAAGAATTAATAGATATGGAGGAAGAATAATGTTTACATACAAAGTAAAAGAAGTAACAAAGATTGTCGATGGAGATACCGTTGATGTAATAATTGACTTAGGATTTGGTCTTACAAAAAAAGAACGAGTTCGTGTTGCAGGAATCGATGCGCCAGAATCTCGTACTCGAGACCTAGCCGAAAAAGCACTTGGCTTAGAGGCTAAAGAGTTCATTAGAGAAAAGCTTGATACCGATGATATTATCATTCGTACAGAAAAAGAAGGAAAGTATGGAAGAATACTCGGTTGGCTTTACACCGGTGAATATAGCTGTTCTATCAATGAAATAATGGTTATTAAAGGATATGCATGGCAATACGACGGTGGATCTAAAGAAAAAGATTATGAATTACTCAAAGAGCGGAGGAAAGAAGACGGTTCGTGGGTTGAATAAATAACTCTATGTGGAGTTATAATGGTGAAGAGTTTACCTCTGAAATGATTGAAGATAATTTAGGCTTTGTCTATATTGTCACAGATAAAAAAACAAAGATGAAATACATCGGAAAGAAGGGATTCTTTTCAAAGGTAACCAAGCCACCACTTAAGGGCAAAAAGCGTAAAAGACGGTCTTTCAAAGAGTCAGATTGGAAGAAATACTGCGGCTCCAGTGAGGCAGTAAAGATGCTCGTAGAAGAGAACGGGCTGGACCATTTCGATCGGGAAATACTGTATCTGTGTAAAACGAAGGGAGAGCTCAATTATATGGAATTACGTGAGCAAATACTAAGAGAGGTTCTGCTGAAACCTGATGAATATCACAATGCCTTCGTCGGGGGCAAGATCCACCGCGCTCATATTAAGGCCCTCTGGAAGTAAAATAAGTGTTTACATTTAGCTATTT